ACCTGATCCACCACCTGAACCTTCAGCACCTTTTTCTCCTTCTGTACCTTGAGTACCTGTTCCTGTTATACCTTGAACACCTTGTGCACCATCATTACCTGTAGTACCTTGAGCACCATCTGCACCTTTTTCACCTACTGTTCCTTGTGCTCCATCTACTCCTTGAGCACCTAAATCACCTTTTTCTCCTGCTCCTGTTGCACCTTGTGCACCCTCATTACCTGTAGTACCTTGAGCACCATTAGTACCATCTACACCTTTTTCACCAGTTATACCTTGTAATCCTGTTGTACCTTGAACTCCAACTTCACCTTTTTGGCCTATTTCACCTTTTTCTCCTTGTTCACCTTTTAAACCTGTAGTACCTTGTATACCTGTTGTACCTTGAACACCTATATCACCATCTGTTCCTTGAGCACCTTGTTCTCCTTTTTGTCCTTTAGCACCCTCTGTACCTTGTGCTCCTGCTCCTGTTTCACCTTTAGTACCATCTGTACCTTGAACACCATCTGTACCTTGAGTACCTGTTATACCTTGAGCACCACCTGCACCATCTTCACCTTTTTCACCAGCACTTCCTTGAGCACCTTCTGAACCATCGTTACCTGCATTACCTTTTTCTCCTGCTGTACCTTGAGCACCTGCAGCACCATCTACACCTTTTTCTCCATTTCCACCTTTTTCACCAATATCACCTTTTACACCATTTGCTCCTTGTGTTCCTTCAGCTCCTTTTTCACCTGTAGTACCTTGAGCACCACCTGTACCTGTATTACCTACAGCTCCTTGAGCACCTTCAGCACCTTGTGTTCCGGTAGCTGATGTACCTTGAGCACCTGCAGAACCGTCTTCACCTTTTTCACCAGCAGCTCCTTGAGCTCCTACTGAAGATGAACCAGAATATAGTCTACCGTCTACGTCAATCATTACAGCACCTAATTGGTTACTTGCTGTTGCTGGAGTATTTACTAATTGTTTAAAAAATACAGATCCTGTTTGAAGTAAAGATCCTGTTAATGTAAGTGAACCCGAAATGGTAATGTCGTAGTCTTTCGCTCCTGTGAACGCGTCTACAGACTGAGAAACCTGTAAGGCTTCTACTGTTTGTCCGGTTACTATACCTGTGTTTGATAATTGATTTGCCATGGTGTTTGGAATATTTTATTATAAATATATAAAGTTTTATTGTCTGTCAATGTTTACTAAAATTGTTGTATCAGTTGTTTTAGATGTTGGTAAAGGCTGTGCCATTTTTCCTACAGCTAATAATTCCTGATTATTATTATATAAACCTACTGTTGTAACATAGGGATCAAAATATGATGCTGTAGCAAAAGAACGCATTGCTCCTATATTAGAACCCGAGTTTATCATTGTTGGATTTAGTGTATAATTAAATTCACTTTCTCCTATTGTGCATTTATATTGCGTCTCATAAATAGTAAAAGAAGATGAAAATGAACAAGTAATGTTAGTTGTTTCTGCGAAGTTTAAAGAATCATTGTTACCAACAGTTCTACCGCCATAAAAACCAGATCCATACTCAGCATCACCATAAGATCCAGTTAATCCTGTTCCTTCTTGTCTTGTACCTCCTGTAAATATAACTATACCATGTTCGTAAATAATATTACCTACTGTAATACTATCTTGAACACTAGAACTTGGAGTAGACATTTGTAATCTACCTTCTCCATCATCAAAATAACTACCACTATCAGTTGTAATTCTTAATGATTTTGGAATAATATAATCTCCATATAATGCTCTAGGAATAGACATTGTAGAAATTTTTGGTTCAAATATTGAAATACCATAAACGGTATCACCATATTCTACTGTACCATATCCGTCTCCTGTTAATGAAGCTGCTGAATATGAACTTGTAAGCCAAAAACGTTGTGGTAATAAATCTGTTGGAATAAAATTTTCAAAAGCATTTGATGCTATTTTACCTGTAGTAGTACCATCAACATTTATTTTTAGTATATTTGCTTTTTGAACATTACCATTACTACTAGATATAAAATTAGAGTAGTATAGTTGTTGTGTTTGAAAATATATAGCTGATTGTGAGTATTCTGTTATATAACCTGTAGAATCTTGAAGGGCAAACTTATTACCTATATATCTATCTATAGCTACATTAGACGCAGTTAAAGCATTACCCTCAAAGGAGAATCCTTTACTTACTTCTAGTGGAGATATTATTATATCTTGTGAATTTAGTGTTTTGTATGCCGCCATCCATTCTTAGAAATCTAATTTAACTCTAATAAGTGCTTCTTTTGTAAAGTCCTTATTTAGAGGTTTTGATAATTTTGCTACTGCAATTAATTCGTTACTATCATTATACATTCCTACTGTTGTAATATATGTTTGTGGGTTATTAATAAAATAATCGTAAATAACTTCACCAGTTGATCCTGAAATATATGATGGGTTTTCTGAATAGTTAAATTCTGAGTTTCTTGCTCTAATAAATACAAAATCTGAAGTAATTGTTTCTTCTGAATTTAATCCAAAATTAGAACCTGATTGTACAGTACCTAATAATCTTAATGGATTATCTCCATTTGTATTACTTGTAGTAATAGTTCCTAAATTTAACCCTTCAGCTGAGTTTAAATCTAAAGCATCTCCATTTAATAATACAGTACCAATATCTGGTAAGAATAAACCATATGACCCACTACTTACAGTGTATCCTGATCCACCTGAACCTGAATTATATGAATAACCATCTGATCCACTAATTACTTGATATGCTCTCATTGTACCATAATAAGTTGGTACATTAACCATATTTGAATCATCAGTTAATTTTAATGTTGTATTACCGGCTCCAATTGAACTACTTAATGTTAAGTTCAAAGATCCTGGGAATAATGCTTGTTTATAAGCTGATCTTTCTATACTTAAAGCATAAATAGAACTTCCTGTTACACCACCAAATACAAAATCTGAATTTTCATCTTCTAATACTAATGTTCTATATTGACCATAGATTGTTGAAGCTGGAGATACACCTGGAGCTGCGTTTTGGTTAAAGGCTAATGCCCCACCACCAGTTGAATTACCATAAGCAATTTCAAATTGTGCTGCAGCTGCACTTCCTGTTGGGTTTTGATCAAATACTGTTACATAATATTTACCTGTTTCTGTTGAAATCTGATTTGATTGTGTAAAGAAACTTGTTAATACAGGTAAATTATTTGTCCAGCAAGTTTGAGTTTGTGCCTGTGCACTTACTACAAAATCATCTGCTTCTAATCTATTAAATGACATATGTTTATTTTTATGTTGTTGACTTAGTTATTGTAATTGGAATAGTAATTCTAGCTCCACTATCTAATCCATTGAACGTCAATGTACTTACAAGAGTTGAATTAGACCCGAATAATGTATTTACTGTTGTAGCTCTCAATGTAAATTGAGTACCTGTAATAGTAGATGATACGTTAGTTCCAATTGTTTGTGTTGATGTTAAATTAGATGTACTAGCAGCTACTGTATTAATACCCGTTGCTTCAAATTGATTTAACAATCTAATATCTGATACAGTACAACTATATCCTGCTGTTTCAAATACTTGGTCGTTACCTAAGTAATTTAATGTTTGAGGTGTAATTGCTAAAGTAGCTCCTTGTTGTAATGTTACTGCGTTGTATCCTACATTTAAGATAGGTAACTTTGCAGTTCCTCTTGGTAGTGTTACTAACTTGTATTTCATAATTTGGGATTCTTCTGGAAATGCTTCTAATAAAGGCATTCCATCTACAGCTTCACCGTAGAATGCTGAACCAGATGGATGATTTACATTATATAGTGTATAATCGATTTCATCATCTGCTAGTGCAAATTGTGTTATTCTAAAAGAACCATCATTCGCCGCTAATAACTCTCTACCTTTAGTAGTAAGTATTGCGTCGATTGTCATTACTGAATTATTTAAATATCCCATTGTGTGTTTTATTATATATGTTATAAATATGTTAAGTTATTAGTTTGTTGTCCCTTAGTTGAGTTATTACTTTATCTGGTTCGAGTTCTATTAAAGCTGTTGGGAACTCTGGAAATAATATACCCGTTGGTGTATTATCTTTTTTAGATAGAGGTCTTTCAACGTATTCAAAAGATGGAGTTACTGAACTAGTTGATGCCATAGATTGTGTATAAACATCATTTCCATTTGCTACTGGATCTCCATTTTGATCATAAAATTGTGTTATAGCATCTGTATTAGTTTGGTCAGTTTCTACTTGATCAACTTTTAATCCACCATAAGGGAATAAACTGTTTAATATTACTGTATTAGGTGAGTATCTAAATCTTCTAAGTATAAAGAAATCTTTCTGAATAGAAGCTGGTACTTGTCTATCTAATTTTAATACTAATCTATTATCTACTGTGTTTTCTGGAGGTGTAATTTCTAAAATAGTATATACCTGTTGTTCAGTGTTTTGAAATTTTATTTCATCCCCTACTTCTACTGTCCAAGGTATGTTATACGCTGGAATATTAGTATCTCTTGGTTCTATTCCTCCTGGGAATTGAGAATTTTCTGATGCTGTATATGGTAGGTATTTTTGATAAAAATCTCCACCATAATTTACATTACCATTTGGTGAAATTAAAGCTAAAGCATCTCTTACCTCATTACCTGCGGATGATGAGAATCCCCAATATGGAACATTTAAAGCACCATCTACATTACTAGAAACTCCTTGTTCACTTTCAACTCTAACAGTTAAATATGGTCCATTACCAGCGGCAGCTGGTAGAGTTCCACCACCTAAATATATAGGTTTTGTATTAGGGTTCCAATAATTTCTTTCTGGTTCTAAATTTTCTTGAGTATAGTATTGATAAGCTACAAATTTATATCTTCTGTTAGCTCTAATTTCTCCTTGAGGTTTTATATTAAATATAAATGAACAATAATCAGCATTTGTATGTGAAATACCTTGGCTTGCGTACGCATTTTTAATACTAGTAGGATTAATTTTTACCCAACATTGTGTATTATTATTTTTTAATCCAGCATTTGATGAACCCATAGTATCAATTAAATTAAGATCTATTATTTGGTTGTTACCAAAATAACCTCTTAATATAGGATCTTCAATCATAGTAATTGGTGCATTAACCCATCCTGAATCACTAGTACCTGAAACATCAGTATATTGACATTTTACATATATTTCTCCAATATTTGTTTTATTATAATCAGAACTATCATTCCAACCACCATTATCTGTTTTATAAAATTTAGGCATTGTAGATGGAAATTCCATTAATGCTGAAATTTCATAAACATCTGATAATTGATTACCACTTAAATAATCATATCCTGGAGGGGTATCTGTACTACCATTAATAGCAAAATAATCTCGATTAAAATATAATTCTCCAGTATTAGCATATTGTGCTACTACGTTTGCACCAGCTCCTGTTCCTCCATTTCCATTTGGAGCTGTTGATTCTATAGAAACAACTGATGATGAAGCTTCACTTGGAAAACCTGAAGATATAAATCCATATCTTGATGATGTAGAGAATGTAAATAAACCTGCTGTTGCTGATTGATCTAAAACATTGTATTCTGGGACTACTTTATCATTTTGGTTATTTGCAGAATAATTTCTACCTTGAACTGTCATATTATAACTTAAAAACGAAGAAGTAAATGTTGATACTATACCTGGTGCACCTGCTAATGGAAGGTCTGTTCTAAAAGTATTAGCACCTGTTTGTGACCATAATACTGCTACTGGTTCTTTAGCAACAAATTTTACTGGTTGTATCCCATTTAATTGATCGTATTGAGATGAACCTGATATTTGGTTAATACCTACTCTAGCATTTTGATTTTCAGTCCAACTTCCTTCAACATCATAAGCAGTATAAGGGGATAAATTAGGTTGTAAAGCATCACCACTATCATTTATTAAATATTTTAAGTTAAATTGTGTTACGTTATTTACTAATGGATAAGGATCTATTACCTGATCACAATAAGCAAAATATGCTGTTTGGTAATCAATTACAGGTAAAGTACCAAATCCTCCTTCTGTTCCATCAGGTCTAGTAAATAAATCTATACCACCTAAACCCTTAATTGTATTTACACCTGCAGCTGTTGTTCTACTACCTTGGTATTTGTTATTAATACTAGCTAATTGAGTATAATTTGATTCTGGTACTGTTGATTTTTCAGCAGAACCAGATAATATTTGGTTAAAATTTAATGGTTGGTAACCACCATACCCTGAGGCTGTTGGCACTTGTTCTACTAATTGTATTCTTCTATTTTCTCTTTCCTGAAAAACATTATTAAATAAAGGTTGACAATCAACTGTATTGCTAAATCCTAATGTTCCAGAGAATGCGTTTTCTATAAGTGTAGGTACTCTACCATCACCTTGTCCACTTTGGGTAGGTGTAAAGAATTCTAAACTATAATTTCTTACTACTAATGAATTTTCTACTGATTCAGAAGTGTAAGACCCTGATGATACAGCTAATGCCATAGATAAACAATCTTTAATTGCTATAGATTCTGATGGTATTGTAAAGCTCATTGTAAATGGAACACCTGCACTTTGAGTATGAATAAATGCACTTTCGTATATTGATTCTGTTAAAAATGCATTTGTTGTATTTGGTACACTAGTTGGATAACTACCTGTATAAATTCTTAATGATGCTGTCATCCATGTTGGTCCTTCTCCTGTTTCTCCTTCACCATACTCTGCACTTGCATAATCATCAACACCATATTTTGAACCGGAATCACTACCTGTCCAAGGTGCTAATAATACAGAAGCAGTTACTTGAATATCATTTTGTGGTATTTGGTTAAATACATATAAACCATCTAAAGAAGATGATAATGATGATGAAAATGAAATGTATGTATCTTCCCACCTTGTAGAAAAAATATCGTTTGGTGCTACACCTGGTCTAGAAGGATTTGTAATTTCTGAACTAAATCTAGTTCCTATATATTCACCCGTATTTAATCTAGTAGTATTATTTGGTAATGTATCAGAGGAAGTTGGGCTACCAACTAATGCTGTAATTATAGAAGCACTATTTGGTGATAATGTTATAAATCTCGCGTCTTGTGAACCACCATCCCCAATAAAATCTACTGTAATATCTGATTGTGCTGCAGGTCCTATATATTCAAATCTATAAGCAGCATAAATATCATAATCAGCATATAGCCCAAACATTGTTGAACCTGAAGCTGGATTATTGTTATTATCGACTTGTGTAAATGCACTACTGGTATATGAATAGCTACCTGTAGAAAAAGTAACGGTATCATTTACTTGTGGAACCAAATTAAGTACATAACTTTGTTGCTGTTCAAGATCAGTTTGCCTTTGTGGGTAATTATTTAAATCCATTTGTACAGACTCCCCATTTGTAAATCCTGAAAATCCAGAACTTGGAGTAGCTCCCGTTACTCCTATAGTATAATAACTACCTTGTGTAGAAACACTTTGTATTGTATAATCAATAAAATCATCTGATACTGCTGGATCTGGTTGTATTCTAATAGTACCTGGTATTAAACCATCTGCTATAACTGAAATTAAGGGGCCAAAAATTTGCCCGGTTGCTGATGTTGTATAAAAATATATTGAATTAGCTGATGCTGGACTTGTATTATTAAACATTAATTGCCCAGAAGTAATTGAATTTGGATTAGTATTTGTACTATAACTAAATCCTGTAAAATTAGCATCTAAATTTTGTTTGTATATAGAAACCCCTGCTCCTACTGCTGGTGGGTTTCCTAAAGTTGTATATTGAGTCCATATAAATGGGTGTACATCTCTTGTATCATCATATATAATAAATGAACCACTACTTGCTAATGGGGATAATCCTGATATGTTACCTATAATATCTAATCTACCTTCTACATATTTTCCTGGAATATCAAATCCTGGTCCTGTGCCTAAAGCAGTTACATTTAAAGAACTTCCTGTAGGTGCATATGGATAACCTGGTATACCAGAACCTGTTTCGGTTAAAATATATGCTTTATATCCTCTATGAGCATGGGGGTTATATCTATAAGTTAAACCATCTCCACCATCTGTATTATATCCTCTATATACCCATAATTCTTGATTATCAGCAATAGGAATTATTGTATCTGAAAGTTGTTGGTTTTGAACTACATAACTTGTGTTCATCCCTAAAGTAGAAATTTTAGATGTTAAATTAGGATCAAATACCGCAGCATTATTTTTACTTGACGTTAAAAGAGCATTCATCCCATCTCTAGTTGTTGAACCAGAAACAAGAATTTGATTGTTATCCTCTTTTAAGTAATATTGTATTGTTGGCATATGTTATAAATAATGTAATAAAATATTTTTAATATTCCTAATTTTTTTCTATGGATTATATCCTGTATTACTATATACTTGTTGTTGAATCGTACAAACAGGATTTTGACTTGATTGTGCTACTGTCATAATCGTAACATTAGCACTTCTGGATGATAATGGAAAAGATCCTAATGCTAAATTTGGATCATTAGCAACCGTAACTTGAATCGATGTAGTTCCTGTTCCAAAATAAGAACTTAAAGTAACCCACCCAGCACCATCTGCATAATTTACTATTGCAAACCAAGTTGCTGTTTGATCTGCAAATGTTAGTTGTATTATTCCTGGGGAGTAATTAACTTGTGAAAATCCATTTAAACCAATTCCACAACTTAAAGTAAATGCATTATTAGTATTATTGTTATTTAAAACTAATGGGAAAACAGGTGAATCGGATACTACAGGAGTTGGTGTTGTTAATGTTGTAAATGCAGGGCCAATTGGTACAGCAGACGCTGTAATTGAACCTGTATACAATTGTAAATCTTTAGCTCCTAAATTACCTACTAATGAGGATGCACTTAATATCTGAAGTGTACTAGCAGCGGTATTCATAAACCATGGGGATGTACTAGTACCTCCTGAATGGATAGAATCAGCATCAAATTCTGTTGATCCTGTATTAAAGTTTCCTAATATATCACTATTAAACCCACTACCTGAGGATACTCTATAAACTGTTCCATCAGCATTTCCTTCAAAATAATTTGCTTTATCCCATCCTCTAAAAAATGATTCAGTTGGGAATGTTGGTACTGGAGGAAAATATCCTTGTGCTACTGATTGAGTAACTCCTATACTAGGTATTACATTTGGATCCTCTCCTGAGGCAGTAGAATAATATGAATAAACTCCACTTGCACTAAAAGATAAATCATAAAATGCACTATCATATGAATTAACAGCATCTGATGATGGTGCTTGATTTACAATTATTAATGTAGCGTTTTCTGTACTTGGGTTATTATCATCTTGTACTGATACATTTGAAATGAACCATGTTTGAAATCCTTGAATTAAATTACCTAAATAATCAGATGCACCAGTTAAATTAAATGTTACATAGTCTGAATCTGTTATAAATGGAACAATTGAAACACCGTTTACATCAACATTAGACATTTTCATGTATTTTACTTTGTTTGATGTTGAAGATGTAATTGTTCTAATATCACCTGATTGTATATCAACTACTAATGGTTGATCAAGAACTGGTTTTATAAACCCTGCTGTATCTAGTGATAATTGTGTATATGATACTGTATCTCCTCCTACATATCCTGATCCAGTTGATTCTATATAAACTTCTATTCCAACTAATGGTCCTGCTCCTATAAAACTTTGTGTTATACCTAAAACAAGTCCTGTACCTGTTCCTGATGTAGAAGTAGGAGTTAAACTAGCTGTTATTGGGGGTGAACCTTGTGAATTAGTTACTGCGGTAGGGTATGTTGAATATGGTTGTTGTGAAATAGTTAATGGTTCCCCCTCTGCTAACCCTGTAGTTGAACTACCTGAAACATCTGTCCACATCCAAACGTTACCTGCTAAAGGTAAAATATTTGGACTTAAGAAACTATCTTCAGCAAAATTATCCGCTGTAAACCATTGTATTCTAAAGAAATAATCTATAATAGAATCTTGCCCAAAAAATGCATCACATATTTCATTCATTCCTACTGGTATTGGGCTACCAAATTCACCATTATAAAATTCTCTTTGATCAATTCTTTCTACTCTAACTGGAGGTACTTGATTTGATCCTGTTTTATTTTGTTCATATATAGGTGTTATACCTAAACCTGGTACAAATTTTTCTTCCCATGATTGTTGAAAATCCGGAAATTGTTCCCACAATGCTGATGCTGAAACTTCAGATGCTGTTTTACCACTATATGGTCTTCCATTTATAGTGAAACATATATCTATTTCATCTAAACTTATAAATGGATTATTTAAACCCTGTGAATTATCTGATACGGTTAAATAAAATTCAAACATATTATTATAATCACCATAAGGGGCTATACCATAATCATCAGTACCATAACCATCAAAATATAATGTTTTATCTATTTGATGTGTAATACTAAGTGATGCAGAAGAAACTGTAACAAATACTTCTCCTTCTATAGATGCTGTATGTACTAAACTTAAAAAATCAGTATAGTTTTGTCCTGTAGTTCCTTCAACATTAATACTCATTGTATTATTTGAATTACCTATATTAGTATTAAATACTGTCTCACCTGGAGTGTTTTGTGGTTCTAATAAATCTGTTGATGATGTAAAGAAATAACCTAATAAACAAGTTGTTTCACTTGAAGCACTTATAGGTGCTGCATATATACTATTATATGGTTCAAATACACCACCAGTTCCACCTCTAAATACTTGAATAGAAGATCCACTAATAATTGAATCTTGTGGGTATGAACTACTTGAATTTGGTACTTGATAATCTCTAGCAAATGACTTAACTGAACCTGAATAGGTTACATTACCATAAGACATTGATGGTGGAGATTGTACATTTCTTTCTAATAAATTCTGTTTAATTACTACACCTGAACTTAACGTTGTTCTAGCAGGTGTAAAATCTTCTATCATTTTAAATAATGAATTATCAAAGAATTTAATTAATCTAATAAAATCATTTACATCATAACTGTCAATATATTTATTAAAATAATCATCTCTTAAAGCATCTAATTGTGGGTAAGATGTTTTAGATTCTGAAATTTGTCTAGGATCACCTATATAATCACCTAAATTAAATGCACCTATTTGTGCTATAATATCATCATTAGTTTGATCTGTAGGTGAAAATGCTACTTCTAAATAATTTATACTTGGGCTACTTCCACTTGGATAAGTAGATTGTTGTATTGATCTGTATGGACTTAAAGTAGAACCTGTTGGTAATACTTCTTGGTCTATTTTTATTTTATCTGTAATTCTATTTTTAATACCTCCTGGTACTTGATTTAAATAGATACTTTCTGTGTTTTGTATAAATGAACCTGATACGTAGAAACTACTATCAAACCCATTAAATGAAGCAGTTGGAACCCAAGATCCTGTTACTTTAGGGTGAATGGAAGTTCTACTACCAGTATTTAATTCTGTTCCTAAATCTGCTCTAAATACTAAAGTATCTGGAGATGAATTTATTGTATTACCTTGTGTTGAATATGGATTTACTACATAATCATAAAATAAGCTTTCACTTAATGGCACATCCCAATATCTTACTTCTTGTAAAGCACCCGTTAATGGTAAGTAAGTAACTGTATCTACTACTAAACCACTAGCACTTGGAATTTGCATTTCTGTAGCTGATCTCCAATATTGAGTAACAGCACCTACTGAATCAGAACCAGAGAATCCAATTTGATCTCCTATTCTGTTTGCAGCAAATAATGAACCCGTATTTAATTGATCATAATCAATTGTTGCCATTGCTGACCACCAACCACCATCAAAGAATGGTAAAGTTATACTTGCAGTAACATCTGAACTATTGTTTCCATCAGGGTAAAATCTTAAAGTACCATAAGCATTGCTTTGAGATGGTACTGATCCTGAATATGAACCACTATCCATTCCTGAACCTGTGTATTCTAGAGTTACATAAAATTTGTTTTGATCACCTACTAAAATATTATAGTATGCTGAAGATGTTGGTACACCTGGTGTTTTAAATCTCCATTGTATTGATTTAGGAGTTTTTTCTGTAGCCGAGTATTCAGGCCATGATATATTTGTTAAGAATGAAGATGTAATTTGAGAATTTTCTCCATCTAATTCTAAAGCATAATTAAATACATTTTGTGTATAATCCCAATCTTGGAAATTATCTCTATCTTTACCTCCAAATTCGTTTATTCTTAATATAGTATCAGGAACTCCATATGAAGTAATTAATGCTCTTAATCCTGATAATGTACCTTTTGTTTTAAGTAAATATGGCACATTATGGTAAATTCGTTTATATAATGACTTATTAACATTGTCTAATGGTACTATGTCATCCGATGCTGATATTTCAGTATTCACGTATTCAAACCCAGAAGGCGTTGGGAAACTGCCTGTCATATCTGGAAAAGGGAATGAACTACCAGATGGTGTTAATCCTAAAAATGCTGTATATAAATCGTTACTATTAAAATTATTTGAATATAATTTAATACCAAAATCTCTAATAGCATCTGCTACTAAATCTTTAGAAATACCAAAGTCTAACCTATTATCTGCATCAAATCTTGTTGTTATATTTTTAACATATTGCCAACTATTATCATATTGTTGAGCAACCATATCAACAAATAACATATATTTTTGATTATCAGAATCGTCTCTTAAATATTCAGGTATAGACCAATAAAGATAATTTTGGTTATCCTGATCATAATTGGAAGCTGTTAATGCTAGTCCACCATATTCAACATTATCGGGATCTGCACTACCTAACCATTCTACAACTGCAGTACTTGATGTTGGGGCTAAAATATAAGGGGGTTCTGTATTTGTTTTTGGGTAGGAATATTCTGATCCACTATTGTAGTATAAGAAATATTCGTAACCATCAAAATTCTCTATAATACCATCTATACTAGTAGTTAACCCTGCTTTACTAGAACTGTAAGTTGCACTATTTTGTGGTAAATTTACTATTTCATTACTTGAAGATTGAATTAAACCTACTTTATAATAAAAGTTTTCTAATCTAGTTAATGCAGAAGAAAAATATATAAAGTCATTATATTTAGTATAATCGACACTTATATCAATTTCTTTTCTTTTTAATATATTTCGAAGTTGTGCTGTAGAACTAGTTATTTCACTATTTAATAAAGTATCAAAACTAACTTCTTCACTTGCTTCTCCGGTTTGTTGTGTTACTTGTATACTATAATTTGGCCCACTTATATATTGAAAATCCTCTGGTTCAAATACTATAGGTGGAAATGTTACTCTATAAGCCTGTGATATAGATATTTCTTCTACCACCCATAACTCAGTTTTTAATTCAATATTTACAGGGAGTGGTTCATATAATTTTATTAATACAGAAGGGTCTGCACCTGATAAGTCTAATTGTAAGTTATTTGATATACATTGAACATCATTTCCAAAATTAAGATAAAAATCAACAAAATAACTTTGAGTTGCTCTATAATCAATAAACTCCTTACTTGAACTTATTACTGTATTTGCATCAATAACACTACTTTTTAACCTAACTTCGGTTCTATCAGTACTAATTTGATCAATATAATACCATTCTCTTCTAGGACCAGAGTTTAATCTTTTTCTATAAAAATTATATGTTGAAAAAAATATACCTTGATCATAACCTAAATTTAATAAATCATCCTTAGGATAAAGAGTTACATCTCCATTATAAACACTGTAGTTGCTATTGATATTAATCTCAACGTCATCATTAGGAATAAGCATATTTTGATTTCTATCATATGCATAATATTCTATATAATCTGTTGAGGATGTAAAAGCCGTATCATAAAAACTCCCAGACAATAAATTTTTGTCTTTTTGGTCATAATTTTGATATTCAAAGTTTACTGGGGAAACTTGTAAAATTTCTACGTTATCTTGTTCTTCCATATATTAATATCCTCCACCTGAACTACCTCCACCTCCAGATGTACTGCTTGAGTTACCTGATGTATTTGAAGTTCCTGTTGTATTTGTTGTATTTGCTTCTGTTGGGCTTGTAGGTACATTACCTAAATTTTTCATTATTTTAGAAAATTCATCATTATCTGCTAATGCCTCATTATTTATTGAATTTACATCTATACCAAGCTTCTCACCTGTAAGTGCTTCTGCTGTTGCTACTTGTGCCTCAAGAAGTTGTCTTCTTAAATCTGTAATTTCTGCTCTTAATGCTGTTATTTCATCTTGATTAGCATCAAAATCTATATATTCAGCACTTGTTTCAATTAAGTATTGATGTGAGTTAATATCCCCATAAGAAGGTATTTCATAAAATAAACTGTTATATAAATCAAAAAACTCGTTTGTAGTAGGAGTAGTGTCTATCTGTTCATTAATAGATATAGTCCCTAATTCATTAAATTTTGTATCAATGATTCTTGGGTAGTTTATATCTGAGTAGACTTCTTTTTTTAAATCTATTTTTGTTTGCATAATTTTTACCCGTTTACTACTTTAAAATAATAATTTTCATCCATTACTATAGTTTGTCCATCAATTTCTGTTTGGATTAGTATATTATAATACCTTTCTGGTTCCAAACCATTCATATAAACAGTAAAATAACTTGATGTAGGATCACAGCTTATTTGTGTGAATTCTTTATCAAAATCAATTACAAATTCGTTTGTATCTAAATCTTTTATAGCATAATAAGATGCAGAAGGCAAAGCAAAATTGGTTGTGTATAGTGATGATGTCTGGAATGTACGAACTGGAAATTCAGGACGCACGTTTAATCTAAAGTCATTTATACTTTCACTGTAAAATACTCCAGCATTATTATCTAAAGCAACATATAAATCGGGTGTTGCAATAACATTAAGTTGTTGAATATCAAAGGTTGATATTGTAACTACTGAATCTGTTCCACCTGATGTAATTCCAGGTAAAGCATCTATTTGAGCAGTACTCCATGTTAATTGATCTCCTGCTTTGTAACCACTTCCTATATCTTTAACGAATACATTTATCATATTTGGCTCATTAAATGTAGCTCCAAATGTAGCTCCAGTACCTGTTCCACTATTAACAGTAGGTGTAGGTAATGATTGAGTAAATGAACATGATATGTTTGTTACTAATGCTGTAGAGTAATTTGAACCTGTTAATGTTCTTTGTAATTTAAAATCTCCACTACTAGTTGAATATGTAAAATCTCTCCATTTAATTTCTAATTCTGGAGGGTATATTGTATTTGTATCTACGGAATAGTAACTTAATTGAGGTGATACAGCACTTGAAGTAACAAATTCTTGAGCATCAGCCCATTTTAATAAAAATCCGTTATTAGCTATATCAATTTGTCCTGCATTTATATCTTTAGAAGATGAATACCATACTTTTACTATATCAGTAACATTCATTTCTAGATCCTTAGTACTACGTAAATTATATGATTGAGATACGCCCATATTAGCGTTATTAACGTTAGTATATGTACCAGAACCTGTATACCATACACCTCCACCAGCATTATTACTTCCTGAATATGATCCCGTAGTTAACGGAACAAATCCAGCTGTAGGCCATTGATATGAACCTGAATAATCTGAGTATTCCCAACTTATTCCATTAGTTCCTTGTTTATTATCTAAATATTGTCCTGTTCCATTATTCCATGATCCTGAAAGTGGCCATGCTTCAACGTATGAATTTATAATTACATTACTTGCTTTAGCAACATTAAGTTTTAAACTACTTGACCAGTTATTAAATTCTGATCCTGTTACTTTTGCTATTGTATCAATAACATTTTCAACTTCACTTTGATCAAATTGAACCACTGATCTAGCTACTTGTGCTACAGGGTTAAATTCTGTGACGAAATTAGCTATATCCAATATAGGATCAAGTCCAGTATTCATAGAGCGATAAGCACTATAAATCGAGGCATCTTGAGAAGGAAATAATTTATATATTGCCATAATTATAAGTTTACAACACGTCCTTTTATGTCAGTGTTTGGATATCTAATTTCAAAAATACTTGGGTCTAATGATGGGAATATTGTTCCATTTTGATTAGCACCCTTCATATCGTAAGCCCATTGAGAATATCCTTTTGTTGTTCCTGTTTTATTATTTATAAAAACATTTTTTACTGTTTGTACCCCATCTAATTGATCTAATAATACAAATAAATCTGGGATTATAATAGGTTGTGATATTTGCCACCTATTTGTATCAAAATAAGTTTGTAAAGATCTAATACATACTTCTAATACTTGATTACTATTAAAATTTGGGTAAGTAATGATTTCAAAATCTACACTAAAGTTTATTACAAAAGCATCTTTAATACTTATTGTATCCCCTATCATTCTATATTGTTCTATATATTTTTTTAGATTATTTTTTATAGTATCTGATGCTACTGTTAGTTTATTATTAGCATCTTCTGTTAATACATAAAGATCTAATGTTGTATTTGCTTCATCTGCTTTTGGTTTTTGAGTATGTGCCTTAGATACTTTACCATATCTAGATGGCATACTAAGTGCTCTTACTAAATAATCATCTGCAGTAACATTTCTTAATTGAGTAGTAAAATTGGAAATTGAATTTTGTCTAATTTCTTCTACAGTATCTCCATCTTTTCCTCCTGATGCTCCAAAGGGGTTGTTTGATGCTAATGAATCAAAAACATATTGTGCTGTATTTGAATTAAGTCCTCCTTGTATAAATTTAATACCTCCAGTATTTAAATTAGTTGTAGTATTAGCTAAAACATTAGATTGTACCCCACCTCCAGTATAATATCTTACTGTAAGTGTAGTATTAGTTGGTGAAACTCCATAAGTATTTGTAAATATAAAATTTGTTGGAGAATATGCTGCTGTTAACTTATTTTGTTCAAAAGGTAATCCTAAACCTACATTAAATGGGTTTGGAATAACTTCTTCAGTTGTATCCGCTGGGTTACCTGCTCCAAATTGTAATTGTAGAGTTGTTGAATTTAAAAATCTTGTAGCAAATCTATTTTGTACTTGTTTTGTTTGTAATAAAAATGGAGCGTCAGTATCTAAAGAAGTATTAGGATCATTTACATTAGTATTTCTTAAACTATCATATATTAATTCTTGACCTAAATAATCTACTTCGTACCATATATTCCCATTACTATCTACAACATCTAATATACCTGCTATGTTACTATCAGTAATATTAAATGTAAGGAATTCTTGTGGATCACCAACTGAAAATGTTGTAGTAGCAATAGTTCCTGAGTATGTTTTTCTTGTTTTTTTCAATAAATAATAAGAAGGTATACCTAGGGAAAGTGCTGCTACCGTTTCAAAAGTTTGATCTAATGAACTTGATATAGAAAAATCTATAGGGTCTTGGGTTGTAAAATTAACTATACTTCCTCCTGTTGTAGATACCTGTGTATTAGCAGGGAGGTATAAAGCATAATCATAATCGGGTACATATTCTGAACCTGATAATTTTGCTGGTACTTGTTGATAAAAATCAATATCAACTTCCGCTAGACCTGTAGTTTTAGGTTTGTAACCATACATATATGCCATATCATATAAGTTATCGGGTTGTCTAGCGTATTGTAAGAAATTTTCTTGGATTTGATTATCCATATAAAAAGATAAAACATCTCCAATATATGCTGCTTGTTCAATAAACATCATACCTACAGAAGAATTAGTAAAATCTGTGTAAGTAGATGGAAAATACGTTTGAGAATAATTTATTAGTTGGTTTCTAAACTCACCAAAATCTTTATTTATATAATTTATGTTTCTTCTTACTGCCATTATGCAAAATTTAGTGTTACTTCGTCTTCTATATTAGTGTCTATTATAGCATAAAATATTGCAACAGATACTTCATTATTATCTGGGTTATTTGTTACATTTAGTTCTTGTACATCCACGTTAGGAAATTCTCTACTTATTTTAGATTGGATATCTTCTTTTAAAAATTCTGTAGATTGCTGATTTATTTGGGAAAATATAAAATCTCTTAATCCTCCACCAAATTCTGGGTTTCCTATTCTTTCACCGGGGTTTGTTAAGAAGAAATTTATTAAATTATATCTAGTAGCTTCTGCTGTTGTATAATTGGAGGTAAATCCCGTCCCCTCAGCAAGGGGTAAATTAATACCTATACCTACTCGAGGTCTTAAATCATTAGGTTGTATATTTACTGCTCCAAACGCCATATTTTAATTTTTATTTACTCTTCATTAATCCCATAATCATATCCATAGGTACATTTCCTTGTGGTAATTGACCATTAGCTGATGTTGTATCACCACTACCCATTTGTAAAGGCATATCTGCTGTTGTAGCACTTAATGTGCCTTGAGCGTTAGGTCTCATACTGTCTAAAACACCCATCATGTTTTCTCTTAATTTCATTTTATCATTTTCTGGTAATGGAGTATTTGCAACAGGAGTCGATTGTATCTCTGAAACTACAGCCTTAGGAACGCGTACAGCTTCTAAAAGGATGTCTTTCATTTCTTCTTGTATTGCCTCTTTTACGGCTTCTTTTACAATAGTTTTTAATTGACTTAATTTCATTATATTATTGTTTAGTTATAAATATTAGATTAATCTGCTTTTAAATTATTTATTTGTATATAAAATGATAATTCATCGATTAGTATTTGATCTTCAGCACTAAATGATGGTTCACCTTTTAAAATTGTAATTCCTTTAGAGTTTTTAGCAATAGCTTGTCTTCTAGGCAATTCCCCTACTTGAGCTTTATCTACTACTTCAACTGACATATTAAACCCATTTACTATTTTTTCTTGGGGTTCTCCTTGTTCGGTAGCTTGCGCACTCAATGCTAATAGTTCAGCATTTATTGCTACTAAATTTCCTGTACTTTCACATCCTTCTATTAACTTATCAATTGTTTTTAAATATCTTAATATTATAATAAGAGAAATTATTAAAAATATTAATGATATTATTAGTTGTTTTTTTAATTCTTTATTAACGTCTCCTAGTTTGTTTAAAGCCTCTTTTATACCTTCTAATTTGCTAATTACAGAAAATGGTATACCAACACCCCCAACAGCTGTAGGGAAATTTAAATTTTCAATAATTTTTGAAATTCCTACTAAAAATCTACTTAAATATTCAAATAAAAATGCTAATGCTACATTTGAGATTATAATAATGAATATATTATTTATTTGTTTTACTATTGAATTTCTTTTTCTTATAATATCTTTTAATCTTTCATTACTGGGACATTTGCTTTGTAATTGATTGGCTTGTTCTTCTTTAGCAATACCAAAGAAAATCATTAATTCGAATGCTAAAGGTAATAGTTTTGTTTGAACTACAGTAGCAGGTTTTAGTACCGATTTTCTTAAATTGTTTAAAAATGTTGCTGGGATATCAAAGTATGGGTCAATTTCCTTAATTACAAATTGATTAACTTCTTCAACAGCTTTATCTTTTGCTATTTCTGCTGCTTTTTCTATGTTATATAAAGCATGTATATTAAGTTCAGAAGGAATTTCTCCATTTTGTGTAACAATTGCTTGAATAGAAGGGGCATATGTTGATCCTTTAAATTCACCTGTTTTGGATTCTTCAACATCTGTTATTGTTTGAGCTCTATCATCATCATCTACATAAGCAACAAAAGGTGGGGTTTTAGGAGGGGTTAAAGTTCTAGTAGGTTGAGCATCTAAAACAGGTAAACCAATTGTAATTGTATATTCACCTTGATCATCCGTCTTAGTATAAAATGCGCCTAATTCATTAGTATCTCGACCAATCTCAGGATATGAATTTTTTGGGTCTAATTGATCAGCATCCCTAACACTTTGAAATAAATTGTTACCTTCTTTATCAAGTAATTCTTGTTTTGTAATTCTATTTTGTCTAATAACTGATGAATATGACCCAAAATCACGAATATCAGTTCCATAAATCGCTGGGTCGTTACTTACAGGGAAAATACAAAGTTGAGGGTATACTTTTATACCCTCTATAGGGTCTTTAGAAAATTCATCATATACTTTACCTTTTACAGTAAACTTCTGGATGTAAGGTTCGTATTTACCTATTTCCTGTCCAGCTCTTTCTTTTCCTTCTGCTTTTAACCTATCATATTCTTCAGAAATTACCTCATTTCTTGATTCTCTTCTTATTTCTTTTAATCGTTCCTTTTCTTCCTTTGTAAGATTTATTCCTCCAGGTTTAACAACATCATTTGTTCCAACTATGTTTGATTGTTGGGCTAATTTAATAGCTTCAGTTACTTTATTGATATTATCAATATCAAGTTTTTCTAATAATTTTATACCTTGAGGGGTTGATAAAAATTGATTTGCGGCATTTAATATAATGTTAACCTCCATACTAGCTTACTTTTACTCTTCTTGATAACATTCGTTTCATTTCTTCTCTAAGGGTTTTAATTTGAACATCATACGACACAAAAGCAAAACTCGCTGCTAGTGATAATGTAGGTTCCTTAGACAATGTTTGTAAAAGTTGTCCATATGAACCTAAGAAAAGGTCAAATTTTTCCATAAAAGAACTTCCTAATATAACTGCTTCCCTAGCATTAGGTTTTCCTAGTGACACCTTTCCTTCAGGTGCTAAAATATTAACATTCCCTTTTTTAGATCTTATAGCAGAATCTGCATTAGAATCTAAAATTGTTGATTTAGCTGAAGATAAAATTATACTATCCTCAGATGAATTAAGTAATAATCTATTAGAATTTAATATTATTTGAGGGTTATTATAAGATGTTGGAGATATTGGGGTCTTTTTAACCATCCTTGAAAAAGGAACAGTAATACCTTCACCTGATTTTACTTCAGTTGTTGAAACTAAAATTGGGATTTGTTGGTTTGAAGTTAAATATATAGAAGAAGGATCTAAGTTTATGTCTTCCGTAGTTGGAAGAAAACCAGGTCCTGTAATAGAAGCATTTTGTCCGTTTTTTAATATAGTAATAGCACTACCTTCTTGTCCACTTCTAGACCAATTATTTGTTATATCTCCTTCAGTTTTAGCTGTTGCTCCTAATCTAATACTATTCCCAAATCTACCTTCAAATATTCTATCTCCTGCAAAGGGTAAAACAGCTTGTATGTTTCCATTTTCTGTAAAATTACCTCCTGAAGTACCATTAAGGTTTATTTCAATAGGGGTTTGGATTGCTTCCATGTCAGCACCAGCTTCTATTTCACTATAAGTTTTATTACTTTGTGGTGTGTTATTTTCAGCAACAGATAAAGGATCGGGGGAAGCATTTTGTTCATTATCATTCCATAGTTTTAAGCTTACATAATAATATATAGGATCTGTACCTGGACCAGGATCTGTAATAGAAGGGCCTAGGAATAGTAAAACATACTCATTTACTAAAGGAAATTCTTTAATAAAAGGTTGTAGTGGGGTTGCTGTAGAATAGCTTGATTGCTTAGTTGCATTACTAGTAGTAATTTTTACATCTTCCCATTTTATAGCACCTATACCAAAATACTCACCATTAGTTAAAAACATTTCAGAATTGGTATTTAGACATACATCTTTTACCCTTCCAACTAAAATATTATTACCTAACTGTGAAAGTTGATTTGATAAATTACCTGGTGATGGGGTAGAGTTACCTTTTCTTATTTGACTAATTCCTGCTCTAGTAGCCATTACTTATCTTTTTTCTTTTCTTCTTTATATGCGTTTTGGATATTATCTAACTCAGCAAGTAATTCATCTTTTTCAGCATCAGTAATTCCTGATTCATCACCGGTATTTTGATTATTTACTACACGTTGAATAATAGTTGCCATCTTAATTAGTTGTTCATCATTACGAACACCTATTTCTAAATATTCCTTAATTAAAGGTACAATTAATGTAGCATCACCTATATCCGATATAAGTGGTTTTAATTCAGAAATTAATCCTGTAATTTGTGTTTCTTTTTTCTTTTGATTGTCGTAAATTTCGCTTAGTATATCTGAAAATTTCTTAGTTCCAAATATTACATTGTCTAATGCTCCCATAGTGTGTTTTATTATAAATATGGATACAAAAAATTATTTGAATTTAGCGTAACCATGTTCTAAATAATGAACATATTCACTTTTAAATATACCGTGAAGTTTATCTGCTATTTTTGTAATTTTTGGAGTCTTAACATCTACTATTTCACGAATATATATGTATAATGCTTTTTTATTAAATACTTCTATTGTTTCTCTTTTCCTAAATAACTCAAGTATGGCATCTGCTATTTGGGCATCATTTTTCTTTGGAAATAATTCAAAAATATTTTCTGTAACATGATCAACAAATATATCAATGTATTTATATAATTCATCTACTGGCCCCGTTGATTCTTCGAAATTATAAGTGTGAGTTGATTTATCACCCATTAAAACATCAACGTCTACCTTTTTAATTTTTTTACTATAATTTTTTGTATTATATAATATTAACCAACGTTTTACTATAGTACCAAAATACGAATAAGCCTTAGCTCCTCGTGTTGGGTCAAATAAATGTATTTTAGAGAGCAAGAACACAATTATTTCATGTTGTAAATGTTCTAAATTATCAACTTCTGTATGGTAAAACTTGAATGTGTGGATGATATTCTGAGTAAGTTTGAAGAATGGATAGTGTATCTCTTTATCGTAGATACTACTTCGTAATTTTTCATCCTCTATAGAATCAAGGCCATTATATCTAACAATAGCTAGTTCTGTGTCATGTGTGAAGTAATTCTTAGATTTCTTCCTTCTTTTCCTAATAGGTGGTTGCATATAATGTTATTGGTTCTGTTTAAATCTAGATAAGTCATTTTGCAACCCTTTTAAATTTTTAAAAAAATAACCAATTTCATCATCGCTTTTAAATAGATCTTTTTCGTCTATTTCTTTTAAGCGTTTGTCTGCAATGTCTAATTGTTTGCTATATTCATCTATAAATGTTCCATAATTAATAATAATATCTTCTTGTTTCTCGGTTTTCGAGAGGAGATTCCATGTTGTAAACCCTAAGATTACTACAAGTACTCCCAATATTGATATAATAATTAATTCTACACCCATTATAAACTATCTAACATATTTTTTAATCCTTCGCTTTTAATACCTCCTAAGGCCTTAGCTTTTGCTTTGGTCTTATGAGCATTATCCGACAATGTATAATTCTTTTTTGGCGCCGCCACGCTATTTTGAGTAAACTTTGGCAACCATTCTATTTCAAATTCAATACGTGCGGCCATCATATCAGCTTGGTGCAAGATAAATGGCAATGATGTGCGAGGTTTTGTTTCTGGCATAAATGATTTTAAATATTTCTCATTAGCCGAATCATATAAACCATCATGTGTTTGAATAGCCACCATTTCATTGAATGTATATTTAATATCGTGTTCCTGTAGTAAAAATAACCCACGGTCTGGTACAGCAGCAAATGCAATTTTTTTATTATGCATATATTCTTCACCTAATTTATCACGTCTCCATTGGTCAGTTTGAGGGATGTAAGATTCATGTTCCGAATCACCCATTTTACCTAAATCATGATTGATAGCTGAAAATACTAATTCTTCAATAGTAAATGTAGAGGTATCCATACCAAATTGTTCCCATACACCATACATTTTAAGTGATGCTTCAACAACTCTATTTACATGGTCAACATAACCACCAGGAAATGCTGAATGGTATTCTTTCTTATGCGACGCTGGCATTAGAATAATACGGTCTTCGAATTTTTTATAGAAATCAAGTAACTTTTGTTTACGATCTCCAGTGATATGTTCTTCAATATTATTATTAAACTCAACCCAATTTGATTGGATTTGTTCCGCGGATAATTTCATAACTTTTATTTTTTTTTAATTTTCGTTTTCTACGTAACTTTCTAATTCGGCTACAATGTTAGAACCTTTATCTACTTGACCCTTAATTTCACCTTTTGGTGCATTCATATTAATACCATTTCTTACAGCATTAAATATAGCATCTAATTGTTCTAATCTTTTTTGGAATAACTGTTTATTTCTCATAATTTATTTATTGTGGGATCGTTGTTAATAACAGGGTGTCCCTTAACCCCTTTGTTGCCTTTGTTTCAATTCGTTTTGTATACCCTTTTTTTCCCAAAACCCGTGTTATCAATCTACGGAGAGGATTTTACATAGGCACGTCTTTTTCAAGAGCTTTTTTAGTTTCTTTTATTTCGTGTAATTTTGCACATTTTTCATATTCTTCTGTTGTTTCAAAATATAAAATACCTAACATAAGTGACTTTAATAATGGTTTAGAATTAAAATCCCATACAGCATCAATATGCTCTGAGTTTTCCATATCTAAATGTTTGATATATGAATATGCTCTATTAAATACAGCGAATGAAGATGCTTCCTTAGTTTCTTTAGCATTAAAAGATGTTTTTTCTTGTTGAAAGAATTTTTTTAATTTAGCATGAAATACCTCATGGTTATGTACCATTTTAGTAAACATACCTAACTTAGCTGTTGGACTTTTTAGAAAATCGGTTTCAGCTGTAATTAGCTCTTCAATATTTTCCGGTTCTTTACCTTTCTCGCCCCCAAATAATTCAAAAATTCTATCCTTGTCTATCATTTTGATAATTTAATTCGATTATACATATCTAATTATCTAATTCATCCAGCTCTGCTGTTATATCTTTTTCTATTTGAATTAAAATGTCATACTCTTTTTCAACATCCTTTTTATTTGGGTTATCTGGATGGTATCTCCAAAGCTCTTCCTTAACGGTAGCTGTTGATAACAAATCCTCCATTAATTCTGAATATTTTTGATCTCTAATTTGTTCTGGGGTGTATTTAATTTCTTTCATATTATTTATGGTTTTTACCTATGTTACTTATTATTTCTTTTGCTGTTTCTATATCAATTGAGAAAAATTCTCTTTGGTTATTTACGCGATATTTACTAAGCGCATGATGTACTTCGCCTTCTAATAGTTCGCCGTTAAAACAACGGTATGCCCATGCTACTTCGTATGGTAATGGCACACCCGTAGCACTAGAAATTTGTCTTGCTCGCTCATCTGGTGTTAATTTTGTATATCCTATTTTTAACATTCCCGGTTGAGCAAGGTTTTTTAATACATAAACCCATTGATCACCTTCACCTTGTTTGTTATAAATTCCTCGTTTTCTAGCAGTATAGTAAGTAACTTTTTCCCAACCATCTTTAGCTGGGGTTAAAGTAAAATATGAAGCTGCTGTAACGGCTGTATCTGAATAGTTTTCTTTTAAGGGAATATATTCTTCTGCTTGTATTGTTGTTATTCTTTCCATTATTCTACAATTATTTTAAATGATTGCTCTCTAATTTCTCTAGGGCCTATATCTGTGTTAAATATGGTCTTAGTAAACACTTGTAAGGTATCACCTACCATTTCATTATCCAAGTAAAATTGTTGACGAGGTGCATAATTATATTTAGATCTTGTACCTAATAATGTTTCAGCATATGGACACTCAAAACAAAAATTCTTCTGTATCTGGTAACCAGCGATATTTAAGGGTGGTTGTATTTGTGCTAAATCAGTTAATGTATATTCAATCTCCCCTACAGGAACTGGGTTATTAAAACCACCACCTGTGAACCAACTTAATACTGAATAAGTAGGTACTGTAAATTGTATACTATCAAATGCAACCCAATAATCTGAGTCATATATTGTTTCAACTAATGGGACTCCATTTACCTCATGTAAAATTTCATCAATTTCCCCTCTGATAGTAAAGTATTTAGGGCCATAAAACTTTATATGCCAGTAACCATTAGCATCTTCATAAGCATCGGGCTGTACTAATTCATCTATAAAATATTGTGAATCACAATTACCATCTAAACACACTCCCGTGTTTAATTCCTCTGGGCTACATGCCCAGAAGAATATAGGTATTAATATGTAGATTATATTTTTCATTATGCTACGAATTCTAAAGCTTTACTAAACATTTTTTTATTTACATCTTGGTCTTGCTTAAAATTCTTAATAATTCTAGCTTGACGTACTTTCCCTGATGGTGTTTTATATTGGAAATTACCTTCAATAATATTCTCTTGAACTCTATTAAAAACTTCCCAAAGCATCTCACCTTCATCCTTTTTACGTTGAGCATTTAAAACATCCTCAATTGCTTGACTATCAAAAGTATTTTGCGTACCTTCTACTCTAATATCAAGAAACGATTTAGCAAGATTAAACATTTCTTCTTCCTTTAATTCAACTGCCTTCATTTTATTCATTGCTTCTACTGTTAAAGGTAATTTCTCAACCATACCTCTAATTAATACTTGTAAATCCTCAAACGTATAACCCATATGACGCATTTTTAAATCTGCAAATTCATCTGTAGCTATAATTAAACCATTTTCACAAATCATTCTAAACAATCCTGCGGTAAATTGAAAGGCATTTTTACCATCATGAGAATTAGTAATTAATATTTGAGGATAAACTGTATCTCCATCTTCTCCATTAATTACAACATCATCATTTCTAAATACCAGCATGTGTTTTTGAACACCTTGTGTATTTTTAGTTCTTGCTTGAACTTCTTTAGCATCAACTGGTTTCCAACCTAATAACTCCATATCATCAATCACTCTTTCCGTAGGAATATGTGTATACTTTTCTGATACTTCATTTGAAGGTGTCATTGTGAAAATACTTGGAGCCATTTCACTTAACTCTTTTTTACTTAAAAATTTACTTGCGTTTAAATCTAACATAACCTTTTTGTGTTTTAAATTATTAATATACCGTGAATATACGAAAGATAGCCCGGGAAGCCAAGCTTCCCGTGCATTACTTTTAATTACTTTTTAACTAATAAACTTGGTGAAACTCTAAACCCAGCACCATCTGAATCAGTAACTTTAATATTTTTACTGTTTATCTTAGTAATAGTAAATAT